AGTACAACTCATAGTTAGATCAAGGATGGCACCCCGTTCGTTTACAACCTTAATTATTCCGGGTATCGGAAAAGGTAAAAACGTCAGGCTTATAGAAGACGAAGTTAAGACCGAGTACATAGATAGGGTGGAGAAGATGGGCCTGATCTCCACTAGATACATACCAAACTCAGAGATTCGTAAGGGAGAATAAACATGGCTATTCTAAGGGGATTTCCGCCGTCGAATACAATTTCGCCGAGTGTACGAATCACCGAAAAGGATCTCAGCTTCATTGAGCCTGAACAATCCTTTCATCGTGCAGGGCTAGTCGGTTTTGCTTCTAAGGGTCCGATTAACGTTCCGACTCTTATCGCAACACATAGACAACTGCAAACGGTGTTTGGGTACCCGCATCCTGAATCGGGCGATCCGTATCTCATTTACGCTGCTGAGCAATATTTGTTAGTTGCTAATGAACTCTACGTTGTCCGTGTGGGCGACGAAGACAACGTAAGCGACGAACAAGCTCAAACAGCAACAATTGAAGTACCATCTGCTGGTGGTCGCATTCAAATAGAATCAGATACGGTTGGACCGTACACCTTCGCCGAAGATTCATTCTTCCGTTGGAGACTAAATACAGTCCTTCACTCAAAGACGCTAGTGGTTCTTGCCGGAACGTACACGGCTGCTCAGTTGGCAGAAGATTTGAATCTGCAATTGGACGGCGACATTGATGGCATTCAGTTCTACACTCATACCAGCGACACCAAGATTGCTGTTATGACTACTTTTTCGTTCGGCCCTGACTCTGAACTCGAAATGGTTTCGGTTCAGGACGCCATCTATGGCGGCACGGTTATCGGCGGGAACATAACAGGTCTTGGTACAGGAATGACTGTGGCCACCATCACTGGTAGCCTAGATCGTTATCCGGCTTCTTATCAAGACGCTGGCGAATACGACTTCAGTGGTCTGACCGACCTTAATATCCAGATAGTAATTGACGGAACAGACAACGTTCTAGTTGATAACGTTGTGCAAGTTATTGATCTGGAAGCTCTTGAAGGTGCAGAGTCTACCATTGCTGAAGTGGTTGCAGAGATCGAGAGTCAGAAGATCGCTAACGGTGGATTGCTACCGGGTGGTTGGACAGCTTCCGTCAGTGGCGACAACATCAATTTTGTTACCGATCATCATGGTCGGGATGCAAGACTTTTGATCAAACCCGACAGCACTGCTGCTTCACTGTTTGGTCTTGAGAGTCTTACAAAAGCTGGATTGAGTCCAATTGGAACTTCCGGCGATGCCGCCATCTACACTTACGGTAGAGTCAATGGTGATGCCAACGTCACCGCCGCTGTCACCTTTACAGTGACAAGCGACTCGGCTGGCATCGATGGCAACACCACGCAGGTCGTAGTTGAAAACAACATCCGGGAAGGAAACTTCCAAATTCAGGTTTACAACAACGGCGTACAAATGGAATCTTGGGGTGGCTTGACGAAAGACGAGACATCGAGATTCTACGTTGAAACCTACATGGCTCTAGTGTCGGATTGGCTCAGAGTCGAAGACAACACAGCAAACGCAGCACCTCCATTGGACGGAACTTACACTCTGTCTGGCGGTTCGGATGGTATCCCATCTGATCCTGATGATCAGGACGCTCTCATTATTGGTAACTCGCTCGGATTCACTGGAATCTACGCTTTGAGTGAACCAGAACAGATCGACATTGACTTGATCGCCGTTCCGGGTCACTCCAGTACAGCAGTCGTTACCGCTCTGTTGGATCTTTGCCAAAACGTCCGAATGGACTGCTTGGCAATCCTTGATCCTCCGTTCGGTTTGACGGTCAACGAAATCGTTGATTGGCAAAACGGCAGCCACCCGCTGAATACCACCAGATTCGATAACGACTTTGGTGCTCTGTACTGGCCATGGGTCAAGCTGCGAGACAATTACAACAGAGTTGATATTTGGGCACCGCCCGCAGGTTCGATCATGGCTACTATCGCCCGATCCGATCAACTATCCGCTCCGTGGTACGCCCCTGCTGGCGTAACCCGAGGTGTTGTACCGAGTATTACGGACGTATTTTCACGTCCAACCCTTGAGGAACGAGACTTGATGTATGGCTACAGAAATGCCATCAACCCAATCGTTCAATTCGTAGATTTCCAAGGATTTGTAGTCTGGGGTCAGAAGACTCTCCAAAGACGACCAACGGCTCTTGACAGAGTGAACGTCAGACGATTGATGTTCGTCATCGAGAAGAGAATTCGTTCCGCCTCTAGACAACTACTCTTCGATCCACACGATGAAGTCCTCCGACAGAAGTTTGTCCGAATCGCAACGGCCATCCTTCAGGAGATCCAAGTCGGTCGTGGTGTAAGTGACTTCCGAGTCAAATGCGACGAAGAGCTAAACCCACCGGACGTTATCGACCGAAACGAGATGCGAGCCCGAGTTGGCGTCCAGCCAATTAGAGCGGCAGAGTTCATTTTCATCGAGTTCTCGATTCACAGAACAGGCAGCTTCGCTGACGATACCGAAGTCCCGTTCTAACGGAAAAAGTCAAGATGTCTCTTGGGGCTGAGTAGTTCGGCCCCAAGAGACAACATTTCAAAGAAGAGGTAAGCCAAAATGGATATGGGAATTGGCAAGCTTGGGGCGCCCAATATCATCCTCAAGAGGAAATTTAGATATACACTGGAAATCTCCACGCCATGCGGGTTTGTACCAAAACATTACGTTAAAGTTGCGGCCAGACCTCAATTAGATATCGAAGAGACAGAGTTGAATTTCCTCAACGGAGTTACTTGGGTTCCGGGCAAAGGCCGATGGCAACCCATTACCGTAACATATATTGACGTTCCTGATGCAGAAATGCAAGGGCTCTACAGTTGGATCGCCACAGTCTACGACTTTACCGATCCTGTTACGTTGAAACAAAGTGAAAAATCTGGTTGGGCGGGACAGGCCCTCTTAACCATGTATGATGGTTGCGGAGCAACGATTGAATATTGGCTGTTGCAATCAGTCTGGCCGCAGTCTGTCAACTTTGGCGATTTGGATTATGCCAATTCTGAAGAAGCAACAATTGAATTGACCTTGAGATATTCAGAAGTGACTTATGTGGGCGTTTGTGGCCCGAACCCAACACCTTGCTGTTCGGGTTGCTAATACGTTTAATAAATAGGAGCAAATATGCCACACGATAACCGAAAACCTATGGGAATTGGCGTTATTGGACAACCTGATGTTGTGTTCAAGCGCAAGTTCCGTTGGACGTTTGAAATCTATGGTTTCTGCGACAACGAGAAGAACGTCGTTCCTGAACATTTCGTCAAAATTGCTTCACGTCCGAACTTGACCATTGAGGAAACGGAAATTAACCACCTCAATGCCAAGACATGGATTCCAGGTAAAGCTTCGTGGGAAACCGTTACAGTGACTTATATCGATGCCGCCCATGCAGAAATGGCGACACTTTGGCACTGGATGGCTTCGACATATGACTTTACTGATCCCGTCCACCTGCGACAGGGAAACAAAAGAGATTGGGATGCCACTGGTGTTCTAAATCTTTATGACGGATGCGGAGTCATGCTGGAAGGATGGCAGATGCAGCACATGTGGCCGCAGGCCATTAACTTCGGTGACATGGATTATTCCAGTTCCGAAGAAGCCACCATCGAGCTTACCTTGAGATATTCAGACGTGCAGTACAGATCCTACTGTCCAGATTACACACCATCAGCTTGTTGTGGTGGATGTGGTACGACGGTTAAGAAGGATCAATACTCAGACTTCCTGAGTGGTTAAGCTTAAGAAACAATTAAGGAGTAGCCATGCCAGATCAGATCCCTATGGGGATTGGACAACTGGGATTTTCAAATCTAGTATTCAAAAGAAAATTCCGATACACTTTTGAATTGTTCGATATATGCGGCGGTGACCATGTTCCGAAGCACTATGTTAAACTAGCTGCAAGGCCCAATCTCTCTATTGAAGAAACAGAAGTTAATTTCCTGAACGCCAAGACATGGATTCCGGGCAAAGCGGCATGGGAAACCATTACCGTCACCTACATTGATGTGGCCACCAACGAAGCTCGGCCACTGTTTCGATGGTTGGCTTCGGTCTACGATTTCACCGATCCAATCGGACTTAAGCAAGGCTCTATGAGGCAAGATTACTCGGCCACGGCAGTGATCAAGCTTTATGACGGATGTGGAATTAGTCTGGAAACATGGACACTTAAGAACGTATGGCCCACAGGTGTGAATTTCGGAGACTTGGATTACGCAAGTTCGGATGAGGCAACCATTGAGTTAACACTACGTTATTCCGAAGTGGAATACCTCAACGAGTGCCCCGGATTCACAATCGATCCTTGCTGTACTCCTTGTGGTGCGGAAGCCGTCGAATAATAGTGCGGAAATCACTCTAATTAGAGAGGTGGGCGGAAACCCCTGATCCGCCCACCTTTTTTCGTATAGGAGAACAATATGGCAAAGATGGGACTTCAATTCGGTCTCGAAAAAGGGATCTATTGCAAAAGAAGGTTCCGATGGTTGTTATCAATCCCAGATGTGACCCCTGATGAATCCTCTGGAGAAGGTGCCAGAGTCCTGCCGCCAGAGAAAGGAGCCAGACCCAACCTCCAATTCAAAGAGATGAGCGTTCGACACCTCATCGAAGATGTTTACTATCCTGCCAAGCCAGACTGGAAACCCGTTAGTCTTACCTTATACGACATTGCTGTCGATCCACATCCTGTGTTCAAATGGATCAGAGAGTTCTACGTCCCAAGATATGGAACACTCTCCGCACCCAATGAAAATGATTTTATCAAAGAGGCCATATTGCGGCTATACGATGGCTGTGGACACCTCATAGAAAGATGGATCTGGGAAGATGTATGGCTGCAAAACGCCAACTTCCAGATTCTCGATATGGGAGATTCCGGCTTCGTTACCTGTGATATCACATTAAGATATGCAAGAGCGTATGTAGAAGACTAATCTTCGTCTTCCTCTTCTACGCCCATGTCTCCTTGGAGAAGTTCTCGCATACTTTTCAGGGCATCCTCAAGTTGCTTGCTCTTCCACCCCATTTTCCGAGTGGTAGCGCTCTTATTAAGCCTGCCTTTTTTGGTATAGCAATCGGTCTCGTGATCGATGAGACATTCTACTATCTCTGTGAATCCATGTTCTTTCAGCTTTTGTATAATCTCGTCCATTTCAATTGCATGAACTGGACTGGCACTAGTTCTATTCATATACATATGATTTTACCATACAGAGGATTGTCGTTCAAGATAACTTCTTGAATTATTTGATCTTTCTCGGCCATTTCTTATTACTAAGTTTTCGAACCTTTCTTGCAAGAAACAAAGATATCGTTTCTTTAATTCGTTGTAATTCCTAGCACTTCGATACAATTGCCGGAAATGATTCAAGATACAAGTGCTCATATAATTGAACGCCTTGCCCTTGCGAGGATCAAATCTATCGATTTTCTCAAAACAAATAAGAACCCCTTCCTGTATAGCGTCGTCTATGTCGATGCCGCTGAATTTAGCCCAATTGGCGATGTTTTCTGATAAGATGTAGAAGGCATAAGCTAACTGCTCTTGAAAGTCTTTGAACTGCGCACAAGCTTCTGTGTAATTTTTGCGAGCACTTTCTAGTGCTGCTTTTCTTTGATTGTCCCGATACTTCTTGCGACGACGCTTGTGCGTCTCCTCTAGATCGTGCCAAATAAGTTCGCATTTGGCCTGTTGTCGCTTGTAGAATTGGAAAGATTTAATTATGGACTCAAACG